TCAACGTTTTTCTAATCTTAAGTTAATTAATCCTTTCTTACTGTAATCTACGTCAATAATACGATAGGTTGTATCATAAATTTTTACATCGCCATATGTATTTTCATTCAATTTAAAATTTTTACGGCTTGCGTCACTGTCCCTAACTGTAATCTGATAAATAGGTTTAGTTAGATTAATGCTATCATTGGTTGTATACGTCATGTCTTTATATCGTAAAATACATGGTATCTCCCCAACTTTTACTTGTTGTTCTTCATATACAGGTCTACCTAAAGAATCTTTGCCTATTAAAACTTTTTCTGTTTTCCATTCTACAATTGAATAATTACAATACTCCAATGTTCCCTTATATTTACCACCACGCATTGTTAAAACGTCTGACGTAACCATATACACGTTATTAGGATTATTGATAGTTGTATAGTCCCCGCAATTAAAAACGTCTAATGAATGAATGTGATATGTAGAATTAGGACTAAATGTAGCATTAGAAATTACTGCATTGATCGTAAATGGATTTTTCTCAAAAATATTAAATTGGTATGGTGATTGGATAGCTTTTATCGTATCTTTAATTAATTTATCATCTAATAACTTCATATAATCACCTCACTAATTGTACAAAAGGAATGTACTACTATTAGTATTATTTACTTTAATCTGTCTTATTTTATTGTCCAATTGGTCAATACGTTGCATTAAGTTGTCATGAAATTCACTCACTGTCATATCATCTAACTTAATCGTCCGCATAAGCGTTATATCGTTAGCGACACCCTCCAATACAGATAAAGCAGTACTATAAATTGCTTTTAGATTAGCCGTATCATTTGTATTGTATTGCTCCCCTGCTTGTAATCCATTTTCTAGTAAATAGATAGTTAGTTTATTATCATCTAAATCAATTCCATTTATGTCCATTTTTAGACGTTCCAAGTTGGTAATATTCATGTCTTTACCCCTTCTTCCCATTACAGATTTATGTATAAAATATACACATTTAACTTCCTAAAACCTATCTTATGTAAACTAAAAGTAGTCGTAAAACATTGATATATCAACATTCTTACTTCTACACCTAACAATACTATTATTCATTTTTTATACATCGTTGATATAATAGCATTTTGGCTACTATTACTATTTAACAGTTGTATGATTTAATGCATAAAATAACGGTCATTTATACATTGTTATTTTTATCATTTAATTATTATTTCTTTCAATAATCGTCACTCTGTCGTCTAATGTATTTAAACCTTGTTCTAATGACACTAAGGACTTTTCCACTTGTACCAATGATTGTGCTGTTTTACGCTGTATCTCGTTACTCTCTGATAAATGTTCCATTAGCTTATTCTCACGTTCCTTAGATTCAGCACGATATTCATCATGTAAATTAGTCAATCTATCTTCTTGCTTATCACTCTTTTCATATACCTTCTTTAAAATAAATCCTACTAATACAATGCAGCACATAGCCCAAACTGCTGGGGACAATGCTACTTGTGATAACTGTTCTACTGTCATAATTATTCAATCCTTTTTTTTTATTTAATTTATTAATAGTAAGTTAATAACATTTTGCTTTTCAAAATTGGAAAGTAGGTACGTGTTTATTTTATATAACAGAGCGTGAGTTTTTTAGCATATTCACTATAAAGTATAATCCCTTGACACTACTGTATTTTAACTCAACTCGTACACACCTATTTCCCACTTTTCTTTACTACGCTTCTATGTTATTCTGTATTATTCATTTATAACTAAACTGTACCAACTGTATCATTACTATTATGTACATCATACTCAGTACCTTTTAACCTACTCATCTCTCTCAATGTATCATTTACATATGGTGACTGTTCAATAATTGTCTCTAATGATATAGCATCCATATCAAATTGAGTTTTCATATTATCTAATATTTCCTTATGATTACTTGGAGTATTGTATACAAAATTAAACTCAAGTGATACCATCTCATCATCTGATACTGTAATACCTTTATAACTCAATAACTTCTGTACCTTTTCCCAACGTTCATAGAATCCTTCTCTAAGGTAAGTTTCATTTACTCCTGCTTGTGTATCCGCTAAACTGAATAACAATTTAATACTAACCTCTGACAAGTTACTAATATCTGTCTTATTCATACTGACTGCAGGTGTGCTACTAACATCTAATAATGTTTGACTTAACGTCTTATACACTAAATCAAATGACTTACTATCCAATGATCCATTCTTAAAGTCAAACGTACCACCATCATCTAAAGTTAAACCTGTACCTACAATTTCAGATGGAATAGGTGTATTAGTTAATTGATTTCCTGTTACAACTGGAATAGGGTTAATAAATTTATACATTGAATCAACGTACTTACTCAGCACATCTTCCATATTGTCTAAAATGTTTTGATAATCATCTAATTCACTCTTACCAATACGATCACTTAATTCATGTAAAGTTTTATAATGTATAGGTAGACCGCCCAAACTTGGACTCTCCCCAACCTTAACAATCTTCCCACCTTCATTTGACCACTCTTGCACACTAACATCATTATATAAATTATAATAAGTGATTCCATCAAAGGTATAATGCTCTATAAATGCTATCATCTCATTGTAATTGTTATACACTGGAATACCATTATCAGCAGAAATTAATTTACTCTTAATTCTACCTTTACCATCAATATATAAGTACTCTGATACTTCACCAAACTTCAATAACTGTAATAGAATTTGTACATTTACATCGTCAAATCTGCCTAGCTTATTCACCTTATTAAATTCTTTGACCATTGACTCATCACCTATCAAATTGACAGGATTTTTAAGTAAATATTGTGCCTTAAAATTTAAAATTGTCTTTGCTAACTGAATAACAATACGTCTTGGCTCTACTGTTTCACCGTTATATTTATAATTAGGACGCTTCAGTATTTCATGCTTTCCATCCAAATACTCTCGAATTTCTGATACATTTAAGATACGGCTCTGATTTTCATATGAAGTCGTTTCATCAACAAACCATGTACTTTTCCCTTTATATTTTGCATTTACATATTGCTCAAGATTCAAAATCAATCATCTCCTTATATTTTTATTTGAGGTCACTCAGTGTGACTCACTTTTTGAAGTGTTACTCTCAGGCACACGTTAGACATACCATTTATTCGCTTTCATCCCTTGTATGGCTAATGCAGCAGCAATAACTAAATCATCGTGGTTTTTTTCAGTATTACCTCGCTTATTGCCCATTTTCCCACTATTTTCTACAAACATTTGCATCTGTTGTAATAGTTGCTTACATTCAATATTGATTAAACCTTTTTCAAATTGTTCTTTCATGTCAGAAACAAAAATAGCCTTATTTCCTTGAGTTGTAGTCCAACCTAGTTGCAATTTCTTCTTACCACGTTCATCAAATAATTTTTGCTTATACATATTTATATAACCGAGTTCTTTTCTTAATCGCTCAATAACTGGTAAGCCATAGCTATTTCTCTCAACAACTAAAAAAGCGTAGTTATACCAACGTCCTAAAACGTTAATCAACTCCGCAAATTCATATACTGGTATTTTATTTGATTCAAATGTTAATACTTGTTGTCCTTCATCATCAAAACTGACAATTGTACTACTATCATTATTTCCTCCACTTCCAGATGCAGTATCCACCCCAAAGTAATATTTTTTACTACGCTGAGGATAATCAAACAATACAATTCCCTTACTAGCCCATTGTCGAATGCTCTCAGGTAAGTTTGAGCGTACTTCTCTTTTATCAATTGGCTCATTTGCGTACGTTAAACGGTTTAATACCTTAGTTTGATTAAATACTGCATTACCAGTGCTTATAAATGACTCAAGTGGATTGGATGGATACTCTTGATAAAAATCACTTTCTGATTCCATATCGAGCATTTTCCAACGTCTCCATGTTAAACATGTCAATGTAGCGCCTAATTCATGCAATGCCGTTTCTTCATCGTCTAGATCTGCTCTAGTTAACTTTTTTCCTCCATGATTAGCTTTATACCATTCCACCGCCTCTTGATAGTCATGAGCAAATTGTTTAGCATACAACTTATGATAAAATGGTACAAAGTAGGCAACATACTTAGATTTATTTTTCAATCCATGCATACTTAATCTGTAATGATGATTACCAGTACCATTAGACGTTGATTCTATTGTTAACTGGCTATTCTCACCTTTTGCAAGTGACTGTTCTACTGATAGTAATTGCTTTTCTTGGTTTGCATAGAAGGCATATTCTGAAAGGTGAATATATGTATATGTTGATCCTCGACCAACGTCTTTATTACCTGCTGTTACTGATTTGATTTTAGAGCCATTAGTAAATACTAATTCGTCTCGATTATCACGTCTAACCTTAGCAAATAAGTTAGGATACTTATCTCTTGGTATATAATCATTCATCTGCTTCAACTTTTCAAACAATGCCTTTGCACTATCAGATTTATAACTGACAATTAAAATATTTTCATTTTCCCTCGTTAATGCCCTATATAATGCCCTTGCTAATACAAATGTGGATATACCTGCTTGACGTGCTTTTAAGACATTTACAAAACGATTACGTTGCATTAATTCTTCAATTTCTAATTGAGCATCGTTTAAGTCAAATTTGACGATATCATTGTTATTATCTGTTATGTATATAAAATTTTTCGCAAACAATGGAAAACTATCGAAAACTTTTTTAATCTTTTCATCCATATTAATCTAACTCCAAATCATCATATGTATTAGTAGACTGCTTCCCTTTGTTAGTTTGCTTGTTATATGCCTGTACTTGTTTCTGTAAATCTAACAATAACTTTATGGACTTTTCATCACCTGTCAATGCTTTTTCCTTGATAATAGCGTATAGTTCCTCTAAGTCCTTTCCTGCTTGTGATTCTATGTACAAATTAACTAGAGCATGATATTCCTCTGTTTTTTCCCATTTTTTCATATACGCTAAAGATTTAGATTTAATTTTATTGCATATTTCTTCTTCTGTTAGTGGAACTTCCCTTAATACAGATAGGTTGTGCTTCCACAAAAAGTATTCTTTTTTCTTCCATGTCAACTTGTTTAATGCTTCATATATATTCATATTTTATTTTCCTCCTTCAATAAAAAAAGATTATCCATCATGGATAACCCTAGTGATACTATCGCTAACCTTCCCCTTAAATATGAGGTGGTGCTTCAAATTTGAGCATATAGGGTCTTGGGTAAATCTCCTAAGACCACCAAAGGTCGTCACTTGGCTTTTAGACAAAAATGTCCATCACAGGGATAATAATATTATTACGACCCTGCCTCAAATTTGACGCACCCAATTTCGCTCTGCCACTCAGGCATATCGAATTTTGTTATACTTGAGAAAGATAACTAATCGACAAAATTGTCTATATAACAATCTATATTTCTAAAACCATACGTTTTGACTTTAATTATAATTTATTTTCTCATTAAATATTTAACTCTAAATTATTTATAATTATTATAAATCTAATAGTAAAATTAAATATAATTATGTAATTGTATATTATAATTACAGTCAAATTGTATGGTTTTAGAATAAAACATCTCTACCTCCAGTTTGTTCCCAACTACCGAAGTTCGTCACCATTTCAGTCGTAACTGAATTAAAAAGAACCAACCGCAATTGGTTGGCTCATTGACTTACTAAATGCTAGTTTAATCATATCAACTGCATTAGCTAATTCTGTATTATTATATGTATGTGTTCGTTGTTCCTCTTTGGAACTGCAATCTAATGGTATGTATTTATATGGCTCATCAAGTAAGATGCCATTTTCAATTGAATCAAAGTCCACAATATCATCAATTGTTGAATGGGTACACATCGTTTGCGTATCATTACTTTCTTCATCTTTTGTTGTCGCTGTGCCCGACAACATTAACTCCATTTCATCTAATTCTTGATAAAATCTATCACTCATCTTAATACCTTTTTTATAACGATCATTAAGGATTAAATAAACTGCAAAATAGTCAGGACGTTTACTCTCAATCAATTGATTAAGCCGTTCATTATCTTTTATCACAATACTAAGCGTAGACAATAAACTAAACGATTTATAGCTATTGTACAAATTAGCGTAATTATTGATTGACTTAGATTGCTTTTTGTCCAACTTATTAATCAAACTACCGTAATAAGCGTTAAAGAAATCATCTGTTTCAACATCATGATAGATGTCAGTGTTCAATAATTGTACTGAATGAGAAACAAATACTAATTTCATTTTCATTTCATCATATAATTGCTCTAATTCCTCAAACATTTCAGCATACGTTTCATTATTTTTATGGTATTGATATGAATAAAATTTAACGTCATATTTTTTTAAAATAACCGTTTTATTAGAAGTGAATAAATCATATGTATTCTTGTCAATTTCAACTTTCCGACCATCTAATTTAACTCCTGAATAGTGGTCATTCACTTTAACTAGATTTTCATGCTCAAGCCACTTAAAAGCCTTTTCAATCATGCTACGATTAGTATCTTTAATAGTACGTTGGAATCCATTGTAAACTTGCTCTGCATCCTCATCCATGAATACATCATAAAATTGTGAACGTACCATTTCTTTATTAATCTGTGCTGGATTAAAAGCATTGCAATCAATAGCCCATTCATAAGCCGATTTTATACTACTACTATCCATCTCAACTAGACGATTAAATACGTGCTTACTGATTAAATAATCCTGTTCATCGTAACCATTGAATTTTCGATCATCTTGCATTTTAGATTGAATGGCTTTTACATCTGATAAAGTGTATATACGTTTCTTTCCTTTACCTTCAACTGATACATGATGATAAAGTGTTTCAAGTTTACGAATAAATTTAATCATTGCTCTGTTATTAAATTCACCTGTAACTTTGTCTTTAGCACCATCTAAGCAACCTAATTTTTTAAACTTTGCCGACTCTAATTCTTCTCCATCAAAACCATGTTCCATTGTTAATTGAATAGCTTCTAATTCTGTTAGTTTAATTTCTGTCAATACGTTTTCCTCCCATTTAAAATTCCCACACTTTACCCGTATATATAAATACTTATATACCATCAATCTGTGGGAATTTTTTAGTTTATATTTATATTACTTGTAAATGAAAAAACAAGGTCAAGGGATAGTCGTCCATTAGAGTAAAAACCACTCTAATTCCCTCTTTCATCTTGTCAGCAAAAGACGCTGACAATCTGATAATCTTTTTTCTTTTGCATACGAATAATACTGTTTTTATTTGACAACTGTCAGTGTAGCGAAACCTAAATCAATTTGATGTTGAATAAAAATAAAGTGCAATTGGGGGATTGGGAAAGGGGATGCAATTGCAAGCGAAACATTTTTGTAGAAAATGTGTAGCCATCTTTTTCATCCCCTTTGCGGTCTTATCCCTTTAAACTTTTATATTCAAAAATTGCTTGTGATAATTTATCTGTCTGCTCATATAAGCAAAATATTTGACCACTATTATCAAGTGTTCGTGCTTTGACAATATAGTGGAGACCTTTCAATTTTAAAAAGCAATATAACTGCTTGTTGTAGCAGTAAAAGTAAGGTTGTTTATAGTTGTTTTCCATGCTTATTATTCTCCTATTCTTAGTTTAGTCATGAAACTATTTTTGTCATCTCACTGAAACTTATTTTATTTTTATTTAATGCTGCAATACTGAATACTGCTTTGGTACGTGTAATATCAGTTTTAAGTTGTTTGTATCTACTTTTATCCAAATAGTGATTATGAAACTTAACTGATAATTTAAATTCTTGTTGCGGTATGTATAACTTTGTTTCTAATAATTGTTCTATTTTTTCCTGATGTTCTGACGTAGGGAACGACACTAGACTATTCTTAAAGGTTAAACTTTCACAAGGTAAAGCATTTTTGAAGTCACTTTCCTTTGATTGATCCAATACGTCTAATAACTCATCTAATCCAAGCATTTTCATGTAACTTATGTATGTATTTTTAAACTTCTTACTATAAAACCCTGCATGTGCTCCATCAATAGCAAGTAATGCTCGTTTTCCTTCAATTGTTGATGGTAGTGGTAAATCATAATATGCAATCATCTGTAATGCTGTAGATAAAGCACACTTTTTAAAGTAGCTATCATGAGTGATACGTAAGATACTATTGATATTTGCTGAATTAGGATTAACGTGACTATTACTATTAAGCATAGTTACATGATTATCCCACGTTTTCATATCTTTACTTATGACCGCTAAATCAATTCCTATGTATTGCTTAATTGACTTATCTGCAATGTAAAAGCCGTTACGGTCTACATATGCATTAGTTTCATAGCCAAATAAATTATGTATAATTGTATTGCTGTAGGCACTATCTACATCATTGCCATATATTGTGTAGTGTCCTTCTTGTTTTTGATTGACCCATGCAGGGAACATATCCTTAATAATTTTATCCATTTAATAGCGATTGTGTTAATAACAACCACCTCTACTTCTTGTTTCATCATAAATAAATCTCCTCCTTATATCCTCAAAGCAACGTATATCTAGTATTAAATACAATATACATTGCAATTAAATTAACAATTTATTGATTGTTTGTTTAACTTTTATCATTTTTAATCATATAATCCTATTAAAAATAATTAGAGCGGAATCAAGGAGAAGTAGTTAAAATTAATAACCAACCTTTTCAACTCTCTTTCGTTTAAATTTTTTAGTTTAATTTTTTGTTAATAATGTAGTCCTCATACATTTTTTGATTACGTTTGGTAAAGTGATACAAATTATTTTCGTACCGACTTAGTAGGCTAATACTGATACCCATATGTGCTGATAAATCTTTTAATTTAATTTTTTTACGTTTACGCATTACATATAAATCATCCTTTGACATCCTTATTGCTCCCCCTATATATCCTCAAATTAATAAAAAAGAGGACACCCCAATTAAGGGGAATCCTCCATGTAAACTATGTACTATTCTGTAACTGTTAATACAGCAACTGCTTTAGGACTACCTACTTTTAGAGTATACTCACCTACAACATGACCTTTTGTACTATCACCTGTTTTAGCTAATGGTGTAAACGTTACAGGACGTAGCGCTGCCATATTTACATATGCGTCATTAAATAAAACAATTTTATCAGCAGGAATATCACGACTTAATACAATATTGACAATGCCGTAATTTGTATTGATCGTTTCAACGATTAAGCCAAAGTTAGTAGTTTTATGTTGGTAAGAGTATTTGTCCTTATAGATACCGTCAATTTTGTCTTTAACATCTGCATTAACAAAAGCGTAATATGTTCCACCTGTTAATTTGTTATTCCAAAGTTGACGCATACCGTCTTTAATTAATGCTTCAACGTCTGTATTAGATTTAGCATTAGTATTATCTGCAAACTCAATTAAGCCACTCATTTGACGAATAAATGGTGTTTTAGAACCGTCTTTTTTAAGTCCATTAATTAGTACAGATTCTAATTTCTGTTTTAATTCTAAAAGGCGATCGCTTACCTCTTCACTAAACTTACCATTTTGCATTGATGTTGCAGTATCAGAAATACTTACAGCACGTTTAAAAATTTGAAGGATGTTGGAAATTTCTCGTTTTGAAGATTGTTGGAACGTAACTGTATCAGCACCTTCAACAGCATCTGTTTCACCATCTGTAGCAAGTGTTTTTTCCTTCCAAGTGTGTACCGTAGACATGGCTTTCTCTACACCTTTTGATAGTAACAAACTTGTAAAAGGCGTATCTTGTACCCCCAATAATGCTAATTCCTTGCTTAGTGAAATGCTTTCTGTCGATGTGAATCCGTTTGTACTTGTAATCATAAATAAATTCCTTCTTTCTTTTTGTGTTTTTATAATTTTTTGTATTAAAAAATGACTAGAGAATTAATATCCCCAGTCATCATTTACCGAAAAACTTTGATAATTTAAATTTAATTGCTGAATTAACATCACCATCATTAATGGCTTGCTCGTATGCCTCTTGCTTGGCTTGTTGCTTAGGTTGGTATGCATTGGCTACTAAAATTTGATTAACAGCATTTTTAAGAAACGCTACTTTATCCTCATTGCTTGTTAAATCAAATAAACCGACAAAATGAGATAATCCTTCCGCATTTAATGTTGCAATAAGATTATTCTTTTCTGCTTGGACTTGCTGTTCTTCTAGTTGTTCTTGCAACTTCTGATTTTCTTCTTGCATCTTAGCAACTCGTTCTTCGAGGGATTCTGTTTCCTCCAGTTTTTCAACTTCTGCTCTTTTTTGAGCATCTACTTTTTCGACTTCCGCAACTTGCTCAATTACTTTTGTTTGTTCCTCTGGCATTAAATTACCTACTTTCTGTTATTTTTTATATGTAAAATCACACTAGCATACATTTTAAGATAGCTAGCGTAATCGTACAGACGTTTTAAATATAATCTAATAGTATTTATCATTTTAATGCTAAACACACTTAAATCAATTCGTATGAATTAAATTTTAAGTTAAATATTTGCTTAAAAAAAATAGAGAGTAGAAATAAATCTACCCTCAACAAAGGAAATTGCCAAATGGCTTAGACAATTAAAAGCATAATAAAAACACTCAATCTATAAGATCAAGTGCTTTATTTTATACTCTCTATCATATATACGATTTGTCATCGACGCTTGAAAGCGTTGGTAGAGTAACGATTGCGCTACACTTCTGAATATACACATTATTTATTATTATCATCCTTTTTATCCTTGTAAATTTCATATTGACATATGTCCAACTTGTATCCACTGTGATAAATAGATGTAAATTTCGTACAAAATAGTATCTGGAATTATTTAATTTTATAATTAATTAATGCATGATATACTCGTGTTTTAAGCTGAATAGAGCGTGTTATAGCTTTGATAGAGTAAAATAGTAATCCATGTAACGATTTAGCTTGACAACTGAACCCCCATTACACCAGAATGGCTGATGCTCTAGGAAATATTCGCAAAGTTGTTACCTACTATCTAAAACTCTAAATTGAGTAAAAGATAATAAGTAACTACCAATTACACCGTCATGTCGTGTCTGAGGTTTCTGATCGTCTTGTTTTGTAGCAGATTTTCATCTGTCACATTCTCATACAATTACAGTCCTGTATGTGCTATTTGCAATTAAATATAGCGTGAATGTGATTACCCATGCCGTAACATGCCTGTAATCCCCCTAGCCCTTTATGGTGGCTCTCACCAATTCATCACACTCTAAACAAGAAAAGAGTTTTGCTGTGATATAGTCGTTTTTTTGCAATGGTACGACAAACCTGACCAGTGTCTTTAACGTCTGTTAGTGGGCAACCAAGACGGAACGAACCTATTTTTGAGAATAGGAAACTAGACCTTTGCATTTTAACTTTTTTTGAAGTAAAATGAAGGCATATAATCGCTCATATTTAGTTGTATTGGGTATAGCTAATTGAGTATGGAGGGTTAGTGCTGGAACACTTCCCCTCTTTTTATTTTGCTTAAAATCATAAATATTTACGTAAAGTATCCGCTACTTCATCAACATTTACTTCTAGGTAACGCTCGGTAACTACTAAGGAACTATGCCCCAAAGCCTTACTTATAACCGCTATATTTACCCCTTTACGATTTAAATTCGTTGCATAAGTTCTTCGAATATTGTGTGGTTTTACTGATTTAAGACCATATTTTTTAGCGTAATGATAAAGACGTTTAGATATTGCGTTATTATGAGCATAGGAATTTAAAGTTGTTTTTCCTGATTTCGTGATAAACACGTAGTCATTCTTCTCTTTGTAACGTTTTCGTACTTCTTCATTTTGTTGAATTAATCTTTTTAATAATGCTAACAATTCATCATCCAGTGGTAACTTTAAAACCCTGTGATTCTTCATTATATCTCCCGAAAGCACTAGCATTTTTTCACTAAAATGAATATGCTTTTCTTTTAAACTTGCCAAGGTATTTATTCTGATCCCTGTTCTATAAAGTAAAAGCACAACAACCAAATCCCTAAAACCTATGAAGTTGGTTGCATCAATTACTGATAACAAAATCTCTAATTCCTTTTCTTGTGCTGCTTGTTTGACTTTTTTATCAACTTTAATTTTAATGTCCTTCCAAAATTTATTACCTTTAATCCAACCATTATCATAAAACCTTGTTAAAACTGCCGATACAAATCTAAATCTGTTTGCTTGAGTTACTTTATCTAAATGATTAAGTGATTCTAACCAATCCATGAATCCTTCTTTATTGATATCATCTACTGTTTTAAGATTTAAAAACTCAACGTATTTCTGCATAGTGTGATTGTATACAAGCAAAGTTTTGTGTCTTAGTCCTTGTAATTTCATCTGTTGATTTACTATTTCAATGGCTTGTTCAATTAAAATAGAATCAGTTTTTTGAATGGTATCCTTTTGTTCAGATAATGAGGGTTTTAAATTTGGCTTAAAAACAACATCATCCATTCTCAATTCCTTAACTTTTCTAGGCAAGTGACATCTCCCCTTTGTGGAAAATTAAAAGGTAATAAATTAGGGATAAATTTATTTTATTTACTTACCTGTTTTTCTCCCTACAAACGATTAAATACACACATAATAACCGTTCATATTTTTCCAATTTCACACTCAACTCTCTTGTTTCACTTATACATCCTTCTTTCACCGTCAATAAACCTTGATTTAATAATGTTTATAGACTATGGAACATATTTCATGCTATACTAGAGCCATTGTGAAAAAAAGGAGGAACTTGCATGATTCAAGTTAGTAATGTAGGTCTTCGCTATGGCGATCGTAAACTATTTGAAGACGTAAATATAAAATTCACACCAGGCAATTGC